CATGGCCACCTTACGGATGTCGTCAACGCCAGGGGCAGCCTCAATCTCCGTTACCTGCGTGATTTCGATGTTCTGCGACTGGCCAGAGATCTTCGAGCCCTTCAGTTTCAGCGCAGTCAGCGAGTTATTGGTATGTGCGGTGTCTAAAAGTGCCCTCAAGGCACCCGTCAAGGCTGCAGATAAGCCGCCAATTAGGTGCGGCAGGCCAATTGCATAGGCGCCACGCCAGGGGATAAACTTAAACTCAACGATCCAGTCCAACTTCGACATGGTCTCGTCGCCCTCTTCCCAATTACGGTACAGGCCAATAACCTCATTGTCGAACTCGTCAATCATCAGGATGTACGGGGCGCTCTCACCCTTCGAGTACTTGTCCTCTTCGAGCTCTAACCAGGTATAGATGTGGTAAACCCGGCGCACGCCATCCTCATTGTCGCCGGCAGTGATACCCTCGACCTTGTCGTTGGCCTTCTTAGGCTTCGTTGGCTCAGGCTCAGCAGTGGCGCGGATAAAGTCAATGTCGCGGTATAGGCCAGACTTGATACGGGACTTGAACTCCATCTCCGTAATGTCCTGGATCTCGGTTACGCGCTGGGCGGTGTAGAAGTTAGCCGCGGCAAACGGCAGCAGGACGTTGTCAATTGGCAGAAACTCGGTACATGGACGGCGCTTCTTCTCGTCGTACCACATCTTCAGGTACTGGGAGCCGCCTAACGGGAGTTGCGTACAGAGCTGCTCCTCTTCGTCGCGGAACTCCTCAATCTGTTCCGTGAGCTGCCAGTTCATAAAGTCGCGCTTACGCTCAGCGATCTCTATCTTTTCCTTGTCTACCTCGCCGAGGATCTTAGTCCGGGTCGGACCGTCAGGTGGGAACATCTCCTTAATTGCCCGTGAGGCGAAGTCAACGCAGGCCTCAGCCATCACAGGATGGACGACCTTAGAGGCGCCCTGGAACTGCGCACCACCTGGGGCGTCGTTACCTAATCCGGTGCGCTTGATGCCCTCCTCGTACTGCTCATCGCGCTTCTTACGGGCCTCCTTGTCGTTGTCGATAAGCTTAATGTAGCGCATGGCCATCGTGGACACGTCAAAGTCGAAGTCTTCGCTATCTGACAGGTTTTGATAGAAGTCCTCGTTCTCGCGTGGACCCTTTGTGTCCATCGTCACAATGACGGATCCGTCAGGGAGCTCCTCGATATCCTCATCGTTAATATCAAGCTCAACCTCAACGCCCTCTTCATCCTCTTCGCCTTGTGGCGCCTCAGACATAGGATCTACGAATCGGTCAAACGCTGGGTCGATTGGAAATTCTTGTGCCATAACAGTTCCAGACAATAGTTAATTTGTTAATGAAGCCGTTAGCTTAAATATGAGCTAAGCCGCCCTTTTTCTTGCCGGCATAGGCCTCACCCATCAGAACTCTGTCTCTTGCTTGCTCTAGTGAGATACCCAGTCGGCGCGAAGTCTCAGCGATCTTGTCAGCTAGGAGCTCAATCTTCGGGGCACCAATAGGTGTTGTTACGCCGGTCTGGCCAGAAAATGTTCCCCATGCCCTTGCCTGTGCAGGGACAGACTCAAGGCCTAGTTGGGCGGCAATGTTTTGTTGCCACCACGGGGCTAAGGCTTGCATCTCAGGCGTGGACACGCTGGCACCAGGGATAACAGGCTTGCCCTTGAGCATCCGAGCGCCTCGGGTATCAGCTAATCCGACGGCACGGCTCCAGTGCGCATCACCTACCGGAGTCCGAGTCTGGAAGCCAGTCTCTGGGACGCCGCTTGCCTCAATGTACATCGGAACTTTTGGGCTATCCATCTGCAACGCACCAGTCTCAAGGTACTGCTCCATCGGAATAGCCTGCGCTGTCTTGTGGTACATATGACCAGGGACATTCACAATATCCTTTGGCACCGTTGATCTTTGTGACGCAGGCTTACCAAGGTGCTCAACAAACTCTGGGAAGCGGCCCTGCTTGTAGAGCATGTTGGCCGCAGTCCCGCGGGGGATCTCAGTCAATACCTCACTACCTGGAGAGGCCATGCCCATCAACGTGTTCAGTCGCTGGTACTCTATAATCGCCCTCTCTTTACCTAGAAGCTTGACCATACGCTGGAAGACAGGATCCATGACGTACCAAGGATCCATGCCCTGGACTAACGCAGGATACTTCTCAGCCTCAGCCATAGCGTCAATAATGCGCTGCTCGTTCTTCTTGTTCATTACTCCGGCAGCAGCCTTTGAGCCGCGGGGGTTTGCGGTGGCACCGGGTAACTCACCAGGCAGGTTGCCTTCACGGCCTTTGCCCATCTGGAACAAGTCCTCTCTGGTCACTCCAAAGATGTTCTTTAGGTTTGGGCTTTCAGGCGCTACACGGGATGCGGCTTCGGCAGCGATCACATCAGGGCGCTGATAAATACCAGGGAAGGCAATCCGCTGAGGATCCGTTACCGTCTGCTTAATCTTGGGAGCCTTAGCCGCTTTAACCGCTGGCGCACCTTTAACAGACTTGATGCTGCCAGTGAAGCCTAACGCTAGTTCCTCAAGCTTGCGCTGCTGCTCTTCTGGGCTCTCTGTAGGCGACGGGAAGTATTGAGCGGCGATATCCCGCATGGCCTGTCCAGGGTCCGTGGCAAGCTTAGATAGGCGCTCCGATGTGCGGCCTAGTTGCTCGTCAATGAACGTCGGCTTAGCGATGGTGCCTGCCCGTGTCCGAGCCTGGCCACCGGTCTTCATGCTCATTGGGCTAACGAACGGGGCCACGTCAGCGAGTCCGAATCCCTTAGGGCCAGACACCTCACCGCCCTTAGCGTAGTATTCGGATGGGTCTTCAAGGGCTGAGCGCACCTTGCCGATTGGTAACTCAATGCCTGGCGGGAGCTTATCTGAGAAGTCGGTCTGGCCGCGGGGACGTAGTTGGTACTCAAGCCAATCGTTATCAAGCCGATCTGGGATCACGTCGTCTGGACGGCCAGCAGGCTTACGAAGCATTGGGCGTCTGAACGACGGATCCTTTTTATCCGCTGTCCCGTACTGATATAGGTGCGGGTCGGCTTCCATCTCACGCTTGAGCCTTGGGTAAACGTCTAGCAGCATCGGGTCGCTACCGGTATCTACTTGTGTCGGCACCGGCTCCAGGTCTTGAATCTTGGCGTCTAACTCGGCAATGCCCTTAGTCAACTTCTCAATCTCATAGTCGTTCAGGAAGTCACCAATCGGGTCGTCAGATACCTTACGCACGCCCTTCTTGGCTTTCCCGCCCTTGGCCATGTTAGGCAGGTGGTTCCCAGCTCGATACCAATCGCGTAAGTCCATCGTCAGCTCCACATAGTAAGTCTGTCAATTATCATGGGGTCTCCGTCAACCGTCTACCGACTATGCGGCGTAAGGGTTAACACGCGTCGTCATCATGCCCGAGTCGATCAGGTCCTCTTCGTCATAGTCATCCCGCGGCGGGGCGTCGATCTCTAGCCAGCCGGCGTCACGCAGGTAGCGTAAAGCCTGGGTACAGTTGTGCACTAAAATTCCATTTGCGTAGTAACAATGCTCATTTGCTACCGTTAGATCGTACACTTGCCGCATGGTATGGGTGTTCGTGACTAACTCTACGAAAGCCTGTTGCCCTTTAAATAAATGCACGGAATCTTTAATTGGCGTTAACTTGTCAATGTGTATCCATCCAGTGTTTGTCATCACGTTATGGTTACCAGTTCCGTATAACTTAACGCCAGCATCGACCTGCCATATCTCCTTGATGCCGTTATTAAACACAGCCGTCACAGGCTGCGACCCATCGGGTGTAGCTACAATGTCGCCCACAACTACTGCGTCAATGCGTTTTGTTGTGCCGTCAGCCATTTGAATCAAAGTCTCGCCAACTAGGCACGCGTCCACATAATCATCATGCGTGGCCTCTGGGAAGCTGCAGATCTGACTCACAAACCCCTCGGCCCAGTCGCGCACGTATCCCTTACGGACGCCGCTCTCAGGGATCCAGACACGGCCCCTGGCTATAATGTTGGAGACAATGTTGAGTCGCTGCATCTTGTCAGCGCGGCCAGGGTTGTAGGCGCGGACCGGCAGGTGGGCTCGTTGCAGGTCCTGTATAAGACTGATGCCGGCGCTCTTGTCCTCAACTAGGATCAGATCAACCCGCTTCTTTTCTTTGCCCTCACCGAAGATCGTGTCGTACTCGTCGATGACCTTAGGGCGCAGGTCTGGGTACTGCAGCCGGTCCTGCCAGGCGTCGATCACCATCACGGACATTGGACCGTCCAGCGGTTTAAACATGCCGAAAGTAATACAGGCCGTCGGGTCGTTGACCGTCTTCTCCGTATAGGCGCAGTCGTAGCTCTGAATGATGTACTCGAATTTGGGGAACTCACGGCCGTTTGGCCAAAGCTTGAACATCTCCCGCTTAACGATCCCAGACTCCTCTGGATCCAAGATCTCGGCGTAGATCTCCTGCCGGCCAAGCTTCGTCCCCTCGTACTGCATAATCTGTTTTTGAAAATTACTCGATAGGTTCGCTATATTGTCGTAGGTCGATGCCGTTGTAACAACAACGTCGTCACCGTCACGGCTAATGAGGTCGATGATCA